GACCATTGGCTTAACTCATTCGAGAACTTCTTTGCGGACATGGGACAGAAACCCGAACCCAAACGCCTCTACTCCATTGACCGCATCAAGAACGACGGCAACTACGAGCCGGGTAACTGCCATTGGGCGACCGCAAAAGAACAAAGCGACAACCGGGGAGACTACAACCGCCCGCCGTGTCCCATCTACTCGAAGCGACATCAGTACTACAACGGTCTATGTAAGTGTGGTTCGGTGAGCAATGAAGCCTAGACTCCTCATAGCGATTCCTACGTGTTGGAACCGGACGTACTCAACCTACTCCAATAGCGGCATACATCGGGACAGACCCAACGACCGCGTGCAGTGGATACGTGACACATGGCTGCCCGACACCGTGGGCAAAATTGATACCAGATTTTTCTACGGCGGAGAACAGCAGCGGGAGTTATTGCCGGACGAAGTTCAACTAGACTGCGGCGACGGATACATAGACGTTTTCGATAAGGTACAGGGGATGTGGCAGTGGACGCTTGACCACGGATACGATCAGGCGGCGAAGGTTGATGATGATACCTACATCCACGTTGACAAGTTTTTGAGTTTGGTAAAGCCGTACACCTACGCGGGAAATATTATCGGACACAAACTGCGTGCCGACGACCCGTCGAATGACCCGCCGTATGCGAATGGATTCTGCTATTGGGTGGATAGGCGGTTCATGTCTCTTGTCAAGAACACCGTCCGTCCACCCGGCGAGCAGGGCAATCGTGAGGACTACTGTATGGGCTTTATTGCGCGGGATGCGGGGATTGTGCCGGAGCAAATTGGCTACAGAACTTTCCTCGATTGCTTGTGTCCACATTGCGTTCCGTTCATGCACGATGCCGCCGTGGTACAAGCCGATCTACCAAAATGGCGCGACTACTTCCTCGCGCGCGTCTAATCTCCTGCCAAATCGTCATTTCGGCGACCCATCTGGCTTCTGGGTCAATGGGTCGTACCGCAGAGGCCCACACTCTTTGATCACCTCAAGGAAATCGTAGTGCGATGCGCACTCGCGGCAGAGACCGTTGTCACACGGCTCTTCCCACTGTTCGTACTCTTCCTTGCATTGTTCGCATTGCATGATGATTTAGTCCCTTGCCAGATGCGGGACTACTTTGTAGGGCAGTCCGCAACATGCTGCGAGAAATCTGTCACGCTGTAAAACTTGCGTCCGCAGTCGCGACACTCACAGAACAATTTCTTTTCCTTCTTGACGCGCGGCATCGCTTTGTTGAATGTCTCTTCCGAGACTCCCTCAAGCGGTCCCCAACTTGCCTTTTGATTCCGACCGGATGCGAGCCTATCTCCCGAACCTGTTCCCATTACTTTTCTCCCTTGAAAAATTCGTTAATCTTGTCGGCGCACATCTGCCAATGAGCCACAGCACCCGGATACAACTGGCTGAAAGGCGCGACCGGGTAGACATCTCCCATGAAAGCGTCGCTGTTCTGAATTTCGTAAACCCGCTGCGCTGTAATCTCGCGAGGCTTAAATTCGTCGCTCACGATGTCCCGCGCATCCCGGCTGAAATAACCTTGCATTTAGTTAATGCTCCTCTTCTTAAATTTCTTGACCGCGTTGTCGCCCGCGATTGCAGCCCGGACATCGGCTTCGCCCGCCAGTGCAATGTTGGGCGCGACTTTCAGTTGAACCGTGACGCGATGATCTTCCCGCTGAATACCTTTGACCGCGCAGGTGTCATTGCAGTACGTGGTTTCGTAAGGCTGGCGTCCGCCGTTCGGGTCGCTGATACAGACCAAACTCTTGAGCCGATTGGCGACCGCTTCCGGGATTTTGTCCGTGGGTTGAATTGGAGAGTCGTACTCGAATACATCCTTGCAGTAGTTGCAGACGAACCGCTGGACGACCTTGGCTGTTGTAATTCCCATCTAGTACTCCTCTAAAATGTTTTGAACCGTGGTACGCGCGGGCGGGACGTAGATGTGGTGTGCGCATGGCGAGTCATCGTTCTTGGCTCGCTTCGGACGCGCGCGAAATTCCGGCACATCCTCTTTGCGAATCCCGCAGCGTTGTAGGAACAGCGACATAACCGCGTCGTGTCGCGTCCACATTTAGACTTTCTTTACGAACGCCTTGGCGTCTGCGCCCAAGTGATGGGCGACCGCGACAAAGCCGGACTCCACCGATGTCTCAAGAGCCTTGAGGCGTGCTTCTAGATTGGCAACCCATCCGGCGTCTGCCTTCTCGTGTGTTGCGGGTGCTACTGGTGCTGCGGGTGTGACTGGTGTTTCGTTTGCCATCGTTATTTCTCCTCTTGGAATTTCTGCGCTTGCTGCCCTTGGATTTCCTGTTCGTTGTCGTCCCCTTTGCGGTAGGTGTAGACGTAGCTGTAGCTCTGTTCTTGTGTCGTCGCGATGCTCGCCCGGTTCCCGTGAGCTTCGGCATACGTGGAGACCGTCCGCAGAACATCGGCGATCAGTGCCAGCGGTAGGCTGTCCGGCAGAGTGATTAGGTCGCTTGTCCAGCTAAAACTGATTTGCATCGTTGTTTCTCCCTAGAATCAATACTGCGAAATTAGCCCTTTGGCGTGTCTGTTCCGGTTGCTGGCGGGTCTGGCGGGTCGGGGAACTTCTGATTCGTGAGGTTGTGCCCCGCGAGGAAAGCGTAGTAGGCGTACACGGTGTTCTGTACGCCGGAGCCGATGTCCTTCCCGGTCTTGAAGTGGAATAGCAGAATGACGCCTTGGCATACGGCTGCTAGGGCGATGTGAATCTTGTTGACGATTACGTCTAAAACCTTGTTCCAGTCCATGCCCAAGGAATGGGTATTAGGTACACATGCCCAAGATGGTCAATATCGCCGGGATGCGATTCGGACGGCTTACCGCCGTAGAGCGCGTAGGCACCAAGTGGGGTAAGGCGCTATGGACTTTCAATTGCGACTGCGGCACGAAGGGATTCCAAGCCACCCAGAACCAAGTACACGCCGGACAGCGGTACGCCAGCGGTCAACGTAAAGGGCATGGCGGCGTTCAATCGTGCGGATGTTGGAACAAAGAGTGCCTTTTCTTCGGACCCAATCCCAACCGCGTCAAGCGCCCAAGATTTTGCGTGCCGATCACCTTCCCCATTCCCGAAGTTCTTTACCCCGACAAATCGCCGGAGTTTAACGACCTAAAGCGCCGGATGTACCAGTACCGATGGGAGCGCGTGGAGTTTGAGGCGCGGAAGATTGAGCGCGGTACGTGGAAAGAGCCGGAGCCAAAGAAGCCGTTCATAGCCGTGGACGACGACGGGAACCGAATCGAGCGGATTGACCTAAAGGCGATGGCGACGATGAAGCGACGCGACCTAAATGTACCTAAATCCGTACCTAAACCTTGTACCCCGCTTGTACCCCCAACTTACCCTCAGGGTAAGATGCCGCCTATCTCTGAGTACGATCTATATGGCGCGTCATCCCTAGCCGACCGCGTCAGAATTGTGCCCTAACCCCCCTAGACAATTTTCGAGGCTCGCCTGTATACTATTGGTGGCAGTGATTCCGACCTGCTGGCGCGTTAGCGCCATCATACAAGTCGCCGGGTAAATCCGGCGCGGCTGGCGAACTGATAAGCCCGCTGATTCCAAGGACATCCTTGGAGTCGGCGGGCTTTTTTATTTTCCGAGGACAAAATTCATGGCAAGAAACAATAAGAATTACTCGAAGCTCCACGAAGAGGCTCTCGCTATCTTCGGGGAGATACAGCCGAGTAAAACCATCACCGACTACAACAAACGCCGGAAGGAACTGACCAAGAAGCTCAAGCCGATTCTCGCCGAGATGCAGGAGCGGTTTGAGATTGGCGCAACCATCGGCGGATGCACCAGCTTCAAGCAGTACTGCGAGATGTACAAACCGCAAGGCTGCTACACCTACGCTCGCGTCCGGCAGATCATCACCGGAAAATCCGGCAACGAAAACAAGGGCAAGGTCAAGTCACTTGACTTGGGCGATGTCGTGCGAATCCAAGGCGTCGAGTACGACGTAGTGCAAGACGCGCAAGGCGCGCCGACGCTCGTCGTACGCGGCGGTGTTGTGGTCATCACACCGAAGGCTAAAGCCAAGATCACCCACGTCCTCGGAATGCAGTGGGCGAACACCAGCGGTCCTTCTTACGATCAAGACTTCATCGGTGGTGAAACGGCGTGTGGGCGGGACAGCGGCAAGGTCGCGATGGCTGCATCCGGCGAAGCACCGACTTGCAAGTCATGCGCAGACACCCTTCGCATCCAAGCCGGATGGAAAAAAGAAGACGCGATTGCTAAGGCGAAGACGGCGAGAAATCTCGCGCTGCGGGCATTAGTCGGGAGTCCGCAATGAAAAAAAGCTAACGACCGTCCGGTCTTGTAGAAACGCCGTGTTCCTCCTTTCACGGCGGAGAAGGCGCGGACTCGCTCTCCGCGTTGGCACAGCCGCAAGCGGGGGAACGTCCCTAGCGTTCCCCCGAAGAATTGTGACTTTTTTGTGAACTATCAGTATTAGGGAGAGAGATGACCACTCGAACAAAATTCAAAAAGCTCTGGGCGGTGGGTTTAACGTTCGCCGACATTGCCAAGGCGCTCAACGTATCGAGCCGTTCCCTGTTCAAGTGGCGTTCGGAGTTGAATTTGCCGCGCCGGACGCGCGGACGGAGAAAACTATGAGCACAATTCTCATGCAACACGAATACAACGAGAAAATGAGGACGGTCGCGGAAAATTTCCGCACCGGGAAATTCGCGGAAGTTCTCAGGTTTCTTCTAGAAGAAGCCGGAGTACCGCTGTGCGCCCACGGCTTTTGGGAACATGGCGCGGCTTCGGAGTGCCCGCTGTGCCGCGCGGAGATAGACCGGGCGATGGAAGGGGGACTGTGATGGGCTTTATTCGCGTAAACCAAGTTTGGCGGCTCTCAGATGGAGACAATTTCGTCGATGAAGAGCCGACGAAGAGATGGTCAGACCCGCGTCCGATCATCATCAACGTAGCCCACATCATTGACGTTTGCCCGTCCACATGGGGCGCGGCGCTCATCACGACACTCGCGACTATCCAAGTAAAAGGCGACGACGACCCTTACATCATCACGACCGCCAAGTTTGAGACCATCGCGTCCGCGTTAGCGGACGAAAAAGGAAAAGAATAACTCATGGCAATTGAAACCATCGCGACAACTCCGCTCGAATACGCGCTGAAATACGCGAGCATTGGACTCTGCGTGTTCCCGCTCATACCCGGCACCAAGATTCCCGCGACCGTCAACGGCGTAAAAGACGCGACCAAAGACGAGAAGCAGATTCGCACATGGTGGGAAGAAGAGAACTCAGACTACGGTATCGGACTCGCGCCGGAGTTTAAGGTTGGCGGCGCGTGCTTCCTTGAGTTTGACCAACGTCCGTGGCTTCCCGCGTGGGCTAAAGAAGAGAACCAAAAAAAGCCGCTCACTCGCCTACACAAGTCCGGGGGAAAGGATTCTCCGCACTACATTTTCAGTCACACCGAAAAATCGCTTGAGCTTGGAAACGTCAACGGCATGTATGCCGGACTCGAATGGTTCAGCTTCCGTGCCGACAGGCGCTACGTTGTCGCACCACCATCGGTGCATCCCGATTCCAAACGAGAGTACACCGTTGAGCTTGATATGGAGCCGACTCCAATCCCCGATTGGCTGGTAGCGAAGATTGCCAAGAGCGGCGTGAGCGAACAGAAATTCTCCGAGGGTCTACGCCAGACGAGCGAGGAATTTGACGACGAAGCATTCTTTGAATGGCTTGAAGAGTGTGGCTGCAATCTAGGCGTTGAGGACGGCTCATGGATTCCGTTTCTAACCTGCCCGGTTGCAGGACACAGGCATGAGGGTCAAGGCGCGCGAGGCTGCGCGCTGTTTTGGGACGGCGGCGGACTCGGATTCAAGTGTCACGCACAGGGATGCCCAAGCAATACAGACCGCAAACACAATCAGTCCGGCATCGGCTTCTTGGTGTCTTTCCTCAGCAAAGAACACCAACCCTACGAAGGCACGATCTGGAATGAACAACCCGCCGAAGAACTGGTAGCAGAGTTTGGCGCGGTCGCGGAAACGGCACAAGAGGTGAAGGAGTGGAACGAGAAATCTTCCGCTGAGACGGTAGCGAAACTGAAAGCCAAAGTAGCCGACAGAAAAGTTGAAGAAGAAGCGCCGGAACCGGAACCAGAATCGAGGCTCAAGTACCCGGCGCTGGCGTTTCCCTACGATGCACTTCCGCCCGGACGCTTCAAGGAACTAACGGACAAAGCTTGCGAAGGCGGACTGTCGGCGGGGTTGGTTGTACCCGCACTTATGGCGCTCGTTTCCAGCCTACCGCTTCAAGACCGCGTGGAAGGCGCGCGAATCAATTTTTACGTGACGTTACTCGCGATGGTAGGTGCGGGCAAGGACACGGCGATAGACCGCGCTGGCTCAATGCTAGGGCTTCGCAACAACGAAGTGGGATGGACATCCCGCGCGGTGACTGTCTATACGCCGTCCGGCGAGCGTAGCATTTCAACGCTGATTGGAGACCAACCGGGCACCAAGGAAAATCCGGCGAGGACTCCCGGTCCCCGCACGCACTGCATGGTCACTTACGAACTTGAGGAAACGCTGCGCAAGAACAAGGGCGAAACTTCCGGCGTGTTCCCCGCGCTCCAACACTTCTACGATCACAACGGGAAGGAATACAGCGACTCGAAATATCGCCACAAGCAGATTGTGAACTGCCGCTTGTCGTGGCTCACGGCGCTGCCCGTGGGTGACAGCGAGATTGATGAACTGGTGTACCGCAAGGCGTTCGGCGACTCTTCCAGCCACGGCTTTGTGAGCCGCATGATCTTCGGCTTCGCGGAAGAAAGGTTTGACCGCCGCAAGACTCGCAATTGGGAAGCACCAACGACACTCATGGGGCAAGTTGAAGAGAAGGAACTAGACTTCGGCGTGGTGACGGTGGATTTTCGCAGCACACTGGAAAGCCAGTTTCAAGACGCGAAATGCGACGGCTTCGCGCCGGGTGTTGAGGAACTTTACTTGAACTGGCAGCCGGAAAAGGATTGGAGCGGGCGCGACACCTACCACGTCCTCAAGGTTGCGGCGTTGTGCGCCATCCTCCAAGGTCACAAGCGGATTGAGGAGACGGATTGGAAATTCGCCGTGGCGTTCATGGGATGGCAAGGACGCATCCGGCAAGCCTTCACGCCGGGGCGCGCGAAGAGTACGACTCAGGCGGAATTCAACGACATCGTCATCCGCGAAGTTCAGAAGCGCACGAAGAATGGCTTGAGCAAGGAATCCGGCAAGGACAAGAACATTGACGTTGTCACCGACGAGAACGGCAAGCGGCGGGTCTACATCCGCTGGAAGGGGATGTCCAACGCGGGGCGCTGGCATGAACACGGCGTGGACGTGGAGAAAACGATTCGCACTTTGGTCAGCGGCGGGGCGCTCGAATACAAGTACGACCCGATCTTTGACGAGCAGGGCGCGCACATCAAAGATGAAGCAGACAACGTCTGGGTTCGCATCGTGGGGTGGAAGCCTGAGTAGCGTAACGCAGCGTTACCGCGTTATTTCGGGGCGATCTTGTGTCACCGCGCCCGCGCGCGGTCATAACGCAGTAAAGGGTAGTATATAAGTCCCGCCGCAGATATAGAGTGTATATTATTAATAAATAAAGACTTAATCGAATCGTGTCTATAGTAAAGCGCGCGTAATACACAATGATAGAGATTACCCCAGATAGATACTTCTGCGGCGGCGTCTATTATATGGCGTTTTTACGCATTACAAGTTCGGCGCGGCAGTGAGTCCGAAGCGGAAAGCGATGCCGAAGCAAAGTCGGGTATCTCATCGCTGGAAACGCGGCTTGCCGCGCTGATTCATTTTGGGGATTAGGGCAATGGCAGGACGTTTGGGTCAAGGGTTGTCAACCGATGGCGTGTTGGGTCAAGAACTGTAAACGCGAGACGGTCTACGAAATGCCGGACGGCAAAGAATCGTGTGACCTACACTATTCGGAGCGAACGAATCCGCACGGGCATTTACCCGTGGACGGAGAGAAGCGATGCGCGCGGTACTTAGGGCATTTAGGGAATTGACGCGGGCGACCGCCAAGCCCGCCGTTCTCTCTCGCAGCCGTAACCTTGGCTTTGCTCTTGGACTTTCCACCGATCTTTCCGCCTTGCCGTCCAAGAGCCGCAATAAATTCCCGGACTTCTTTCGGGGCTTTCATCGCCGAATTATACACCGAGCAATTCCGTTTCAAGTCTCTGCAACGATTCCCGGACGTTTCCACAGGCAATTTTCTTGAAGTTCGGGCAGGTTGCGCTAGGAGCCTTGGCTTGCCAGACGCGCGCAAGGAAGTCTGCAATCGCATCGCCAGAGCCGTAAGAGTTAAAATCCGGCAACGCGATGCAACGAGACAAGAACCGATCTGCGAAATTCTCCACGGCATTGCACGTAAAAATCCAGATGGTATTCGGGCAAGCTTCCGTGCCGTCAAGCTTGGACAATAGATACTTCTGCGCGGCATCGGACATGCAATCCGCCTCATCGCAAATCACAACGTGGAAAGCTTTGAGACCCGCACGCGGTACATAGTGGCAACGAGCGACGGTCTCTTGCAATTTTTCAACCTTACATTCTTGACTGCCGATGTGCCAGACATCGGCATCTAGCTCTGCCGCAAACGCATACGCCATCGAAGTCTTACCCGTGCCGGAACTGCCCTTGAACAGTAGAGCGCACGGGCGCGGAGCCTTGGCAAGATTCGCCAGTATCTTCTTTTGCTTTTCCAACCCCACAAAATCCGCCAGACGCACGGGCTTAAACTCTTCCGTCAACGGTTTGGGGAATTCCATCCCGGTCTGCGCTTCCATTTGAAACAGTGTGCCAGTCGCCATCGCTTTTCTCCTATCGGAAGTATCCGATGCGTTGACTATCCCAAAAGCCTTTGGGTTTGTCAAGAGACAAGTTTTGTCACACGGTTTTTGCAGTAATAAGTAGGATGGCTCAACCAAGACGCGGACGAATCAGCGCAAGACAACTGCTCCAAGGATTGGCACAGACTGCCAAGGTAGAACGCATTCGCTTGCGCGCCATCGAGCTAATCATGTTGCTAGATGGAAAACTCACAGCGGATTCTATGATGCCTAGAACAGAGCGAGAGACCGCGCAGAGCGACGCGGGATTATCAACGTTGATTGGTTCTGAAATCTCCGAAAAATCTGTAGAAAATGAATGATGATGCGACCGCGCAAACATTCTGTGAACGTCTGGCAATTCAGTGAAGCAAGAAAACTCCCCGAAACATCCCCGCGTAATGTCCCGGCGATCTGCCGCGCAAGCCTTGGCAATCGGCAACAATCGGTAACACATCGGTAACAGAACCTCGTTAACTCTTTTCCCCTCATCGCGTGGCGGAGAGTGCCAGATTCTCTCCCAGAACTGCCCGCGCTTCTCTGTGCGATTCTAAAGGGTTTGCGGTTTTAGGATGGTTTTAGCTTTGAGCCACCTGCCGGGGGTAGGTCGCCCCGTGGCACCACGCACGGGGGTGGGGTATTCCCTAGCAAAGGCACCCCTCGAATTTCAGACCGATCTAGAAAATTTTTTTATTTTTTTCCGACACCGCCTCAGCAAATCGTAAGTGACCCGCCTCAGCAGTATTAGACCAGAGAAGCCGAACGCCGTTGACTGAGCGGGTACTTCAAAAGGGCGCTCGTAACAAGGGCGGCGTGCCCACGGTCTCAGTCCACAGTGGGCGCTCTTCGGCTCGCTACCCGTTTCATTTGTAGGGGCGGGCGTGGGGCGTAGGGAGAGCCTACGACTCGGTTAAACCTAGCGTCGCATAGCGCGGCTGGGCGTAGTCCGACATGGAACACCCGCCTCAATTCCGCAACTTCCAAATCCATTTCTGAATGTCCGCTCCCGAGCCTCGCGCTGCGGGGTACCGAGCGACTTTCGATAAAGGAAATTACGATATGTTGAAATTCGCTACAGCAGGTATCAACCCGGCGCAGCCGTCCGTAGTTGGACCGATCAACAGCACCACAATGCAAATCTTCCCGGCAGTAGGTTTGGGACTTGGCTTCCAAGTCGCCCCGACCGCTCCGGCTCAACTCTTTGTTCCGGCAAACGGAGCTATGAACGGCGTCCCGTTCAGCGTTCACGCTTCCGGTAACGTCTTCGTCCACGGCTCAAGCCCGACGATCAACTTCGCGCTGTACAACGGCACCAGCCTCACCGCTGCTTCCAACGGTACCGCGATCAGCACTCTAACCTCCGCACAGTCACTCACCACAGCAGCAACGTACCCGTTCAGCTACCAAGCCACGCTTCAGGGCGATAGCACGTCCGGCGTTGTGCAGGTGATTGGCGCGACGTTCTACTGCAACGGCGTCAGCGGCACGCTCACGAACACCGATCTTACCGGAATCACTTTCGGCGGTCCGGCGTTCCCGGCTCCGGCTGGCGGCGGCGCGGCACTCTCGCTCTGCTTGGGCATCAAGTTCGGTGTCGGCGATGCGCTCGATACCGCAAGCCTGATGTCCTTCTACGCGGAAGCCTAAACGAAACGACGGGGCGGTCATCGGCAACGGTGGTCGCCCCGCCACTTTTTATGCCGCCTTACAAGCCATACGCCTCCGATGCACAGCGCCGCTGGGCGCACACACCTTCCGGCATGAAGGCTCTGGGTGCTGAGGATGTACACGGCAAAGACGAGAGCACCAAGGGAGTAAAACTCCCGGAGCACACGAGCATGAGTAAGGAAATGAAGCACAAGAAAAAGCACGAGTACTCGCATACCACCGTTCAGCACCACTCGGACGGCTCGCAGACCAAGACTCATCACCACGAGTCCGGCGACCCAAAGATGGACATGACTTCGGCTCACCCCGATCTGGAATCCGCGATGGGCGACATGCAAGCACAGCTTGGCGGCGGCACACAGCCCGCCCCGGCAGAAGCAGAAGAAGCAGGAGCAGCGCCCGCAGCAGCAATGCCCGCGCAAGCGTAAGCAGCAAGAAATTTGAGGCGGGTCAATCCCGAACCGAATGCCGAAGTCTGACACTAAGCAGTACTTCCACAAATCAGAATGCCGCTCCGAGAAAGTCCTACGCGCGTTACACGCTGAGGCTGAGAGCAAAGTCACGTTCGAGCAGTGGCTTGAACTCCGCGACAAGGCACGCAAGAACCTTTTCTGGCTAGGCGTCTCCGTCCTCAAGAAAGATTGGCTCCCGCACCGTCACCAAGTCATCTGCGATTTTTTCGTTCAGAAAAACTTCGATGGAATTTATTACGAAGGCTACACGCTAGGCGACGTTCGCCGTGGCATCGGCAAACAGGACGAATGCAAGGAGCGGATGCTGCTTTGGCCTCGCGGCTCCTACAAGTCCGACATTGACGGCGTGGATTGCTTGCAGTGGATGCTCAACTGCCCGGACATCCGAATTTTCGTTCTCTCAGCGAAGGAAGACAATGCTCTTAAATTCTTGCACCAAATCAAAAAGTATTTCTACAAGCCCGACGACGCTCCGCTTACTGACTTGCAGCGGCTTTTTCCAGAATACATCCTCCGTGGAAAAGACGGTTATAGCGATTCTCCGCTTGAAACTCCCGCGCGTGTACTCCGCGCCGAAGTAGAAGAGCCGACGCTTTGGGTTGACGCCGTAATCTCCACGCTCGCCTCGAAACACTGTGACATCAAGAAAGGCGACGACGTAGTTTCCGACCGTAACTCGCAGACCGAAGATGCGCGCCTCAAGCTCAAGAACAAGTACGACAACGTAGCGAACCTCTTGGACGAATGGGGTTACGAAGATCACATCGGCACGCGCTACGCCGAAGACGACTGGTACGGCACCCGCCTTGCCGTGATGAAAGAAGCACCGCTCAAGTACATGTGCGCCGCAGCTTGGACGGTCAAGCCGGAATTTAAGCACCTCAAGCTCCGCCAGCTAGAGGAACACATGGTGGACTTGCTCTTCCCGGAAAAGCTCACCTACAAATCCTGCCGCGCGAAGTTACTCAAGAACGAGATTGACTTCCGCTGTCAGCAATTGAACGAACCCGCTGGCGGCGAAGTCTCGCTCAACTTTGACATTGAAACTCTCCGCGCTCACGAGTGCCAGCAATCGCGCGTCCCGCAGACCGGGAACATTTACGTCCTTTGGGATTGGGCGCTCACGTCCGGCAAGTACTCCGATTACTCCGCTGGCGTGGTAGTGAAAATCGGTCCAGACCGCGACGCTTGGGTATTAGAAGTAGTCTGCGACAAGTTCAAGTCATCCGAACTCGCCTACCAGATTGTCGCGCTCAACAAGAAGTGGAAGCCGCTCCTCACGATCATTGAAAAATCCAACGGCTCCGAACTCTTGCAGCTAGAGCTACGCCGTCAAGCGAACAAGTATCGGCTCCCGCTCAACAACATCATGTGGCGTCAACCCTCCAACGAGAAGGACGCCAAGCGCAACCGCATCAAGGGACTCGAAACGCTCCTCAATTCCGACCGCCTCTACTTCGTGCAAGGTCCGTGGATTGACTTGACGTTCAGCCAGCTTGTCGGCACGACGGGCAACGATTTGAAGAAGAAGCGTAAGGACGACATTCCCGACGCGCTCTCCTACATCACGTTCGTCATGCCACCGGAGAAAAAGAAGGACGCTGCGGCGGAGCCATCGAACGACGCCGAAATTAACGCCTCGCGCAAGGAAGCAATGCTCGCCGCGTGGAATCAGCAACAAGCCAATCCCGAACTGACATTCAACCCGGAAGCCATTGAGGCTCTACGGGCAAATCAAACGAGTGGGCTTGAACTTTTGAATCCCTCTGTGAAGCCCGCGATGCCCGTGACGGTAGCACCGACGAACCGTATGTCCCGTTGGTTTAAGAGAGCCTAAAGAATGGAACCCATCGTACCAGTAGCAGAAATCACCGAAGATAACCTCCACACCGATGCCCAAACGGGCATCGAAATGTTTGACGACGAAGCCGCTACCCGGCTCGTTTTGGACGACCTAGACGCCGCAGACGCCTACCACAATATCAACGAGTGGGCAGCACGCTGGACGGACGCCGACGAGATTTACCAATCCCCGATTGGCAGTAGCTTCGATGGCGGCGAGTCTCAAGTGCCGTCTTACATGGTTTCCGATCACATGTCGGCACTTGTGCCGAAAATGGTTGAGGGACTTTTCTACGGCGACCCTCCGTTCTTGCTTCGCCCCGCTCCCAAAGTTCCGCAAGCAGTAGTCAAGGCGAAAGCCGCGCTCTTCACTTTCCAGATGATTCAAATGGAATACGAGGAAGAGTGCGAACGCAGCATCACGCAGATGGCATTGAAGGGCACCACGATTATGAAGTGGGGTTTCCTCAATCTCAGGAAGACCGTCAAGGTTTACAAGCGTAAGGAATCACCGATCACAATTTCGTCACCGATGGGTTTCACATCCACGGTTCACACACCGGAGTCCGATTCATTCTCCATTGAGTACGACGAAGTAGAAGTTCACCGCCCGTGGATTAAGTGCTGCGACATCGCAGCCGTTATGCCGAACGCCGGACTACGTGTCGGCGACGTTCGCAAGGCAAAGCACGTTGTCTACCGCGACTACGCGACCTACGAAGACTTGAACGATCTGCGCGACGAACCCGGATACGACATCCCGGACGAAGAGCAGCTTCGCGAGTTTTTCATCCGCGACGAAACCACACCGCAGGGCGACAACCTCAGCATGACCATCCCCGAAAACATGCGGGGATATTTGCAGCACGCCTTGCCGCGCAACCAAAAAGATTCTGCCGACCCGCTCGCGAACGGCATGGAGATTATCGAACGTTGGGACAAGAACCGCGTCATCGTGATTCTCCGCCACGGCACAGATAACTTCTGCATCCGCAACGAAGAGAACCCGTACCGCAAGATGCGCTACCCGATTCCTTTCCTCTCCGCGAACTGGCGCGACATCCCCGACTGCTTCTATGGGCAGGGCTTGGGCTTGCTCGAAGGATTCCAGCAAACGACTGAGCAGGGAATCAGCAACATGTCGCTTGACCTACTCAGCAAGGCGTTGCTCCCGACCGCACTACGCGCACGCGGATTCAACACCCCAACGCAGGATATTTCGCTGAAAGACGGCGGCATCATTGACGTTGAAGGCGACATCGGAAAAGCATTCGGCTTCCTGAAATGGCCGGAACCGCCAGCGGCAGCGATGCAATGGTTGATGAACGCCAAGTCAACCGGAGCTAGTTCGTCCGGCGCGAACGAAAACTTTTCAATGGGCGGGCAGACCGCAGGTTCCGTCTCTACAGGCGCGCGATCAGGAACAGGCGCACAGGCTGTTATCGCAGCCAACGCCTCGCGTCTTGACGGTCCCGCAGGACGCTTCATGCGTCAGATTTTTATTCCGTTCATTTACATCATGGACGAATTGAACAACGACTTGCTCCCGACCAAGTCTCTCCGCGATTCCTTGTCTCAGACCGAGGCAAAGGGATTGGAGGTTGACTCAATCGAATTTCGTTCCGCGCAGATGGAGTACGAAGTACTAGGCGGCGCGAAGCTTGGAGCCAAGGCACAGATGGCTCAATTCCTACCGTTCGTGGAGCAATTGATGATTAACCCCGTGATTCAGCAAATGGCGCTCAAGGAAAAGAAGAAGTTCGTTCTTGGCAGCTTCTTTGACGCGATGTCCGATCTGGCGGGTTGGAAGTTTGACCAGCCGTTCCTAGTGGACATGACTCCGCAGGAAATCCAAGAAGCACAGGCGGAATCCCCGTCAGCAATCCAAGCACAGAAGAACAAGGCTGCGCAGGACTTGGAACAGCAGAAGTTTGAGAACCAGTCCAAGCTACAGTCCGAAATGCAACTCGAAAAGGCTGGCGGCGAGAGTATTAGACAGATAACGGAAAAGGCTCTGACCCCCGAACTCCTCACCGGAGAAGCGGGCGGGCAGGGTGAAGGCTCTCCCGGCGAGGAAGAACTCTAATGTTGACCGAACAACGCAAAGTCTCCCGGACAGGAACAACTGTGTTGACCGAACAACAACGCAAAGACGGGATAGAGCTATGTTGCGGCTTTGTCCGTGAAGCCTTCGAGAACCCGGACAAGCACAAAGTGCTGATAGAGCAATGTGTTTCGGAACAGGGCGCTGAAATCATACGCCTAGAGATTGTGGAGCAAATCCAATGGCAAAAGTTTACAGCGCGGCATTCCGCCGCAGACTCCATTGGTCGCTAGTGAGCGTGGCTTGCACCCCCATGCAAATTGACGCGGTCTTGAAGTCTTTCCCGCAAGACCCCGAAGAGACAATAACCGTCCCCGCTGAGGAGGCGAATCTTCCGCCGATGCTTTCGTTTGAGGCACTGAAATGACCCCCGGACACGCTACCGATCTAAACCCGACCGAACGCATCCAGCTAGCCATGATGATGCAGTACGACGGCTGGAAAGTCTTCGTGGAGAAAATCTTGATGCCCCGCGCTCGCCTAGCGACCGAGGAAGTCATCAAGGTGCCACCCGATGCGGATTTGAAAGACCGCGCGGATACCATCGCGGCGCTACAGCTTTACGCCTATGGCGTGAACCGTTTTGTGTCCGAAGTACTCAAGGACATGCAGTGCCAGCAAGATGCAGCAAAGAATATCCAGCAAGCACAGGCAGCACAGTACACGGCTTAATCGCCCAAAGAGGAAACAATGGCAGAGCTAGACGCGGTCAATCCGCCCGTAGAAGAAACACCGGAAAAGCAAGTTTATCAGTATCAACCAGTAGACGAGCAAGGAAACCCAATCGGTCGCCCTACTCGCTTCGAGTACAGCAGCATCGAAGAATTTCAGCAGAAGATGGAAAAGGCGAACACGGAAGCCGTGCGCGCTCTGTTCCGTATCAAGAACCAGAAGCCCGTAGCAGCGAAGCCGGAGCGCAAGTTTGAACCGGAACCGCTCACGGCGGATGCGGAGTATCAGGCTGGATTGGAATTGCAGAACCCCGCAACAGCCGGGGATGCCGTTCTGAAACTCGTAAAATCCAGACTACCCATCACCGATATAGAGAAGGACGCGCGGGAAACCGCAGCCGCCCGCCGCAAGGCAGGGGCACAGGCAGCAATGTACGAATTCTGCCGTCGTCACCTTCACGATTTTTACGACTGTCACGCGAACGGGAAAATGATGGGCGAGTGGATTATAGCCAACGGCTATGACATCACGTCCGTTGATTCAATCGAAGTAGCGTTTACAGCCTTGGCAGACCAACTAGCCCAATCGCCAGTTGTTCCGCCCGCAGAAGTAACGCCACCAGCGGCTAATCCCGCCCCGGCTAGGTCAGCATCTTCCGGCATTGTTCCGGGTGGACTCAATGGAGTCAAACCGATCAAGGGCGCGGGGCTTACCAAGAAAGCAGCAATCGCCATCATCAGGGCGAAGCACACGAACCCGGCAGAGTATCGCAAGTGGATGCAAGACCCGAATCTACGCGCGCAACTCGATAAGGCTCTGGCTTCCTAATCCCGCGATCTGGCAGGACGCTCCACTTTCACGCCAAACAATTTTTTAACTGGATACCCTCATGGGTGTTTCAAACTCAGCGGCAAACGTCGGAAACGTATTGACCGCACAGGCAGTAGATTTTGACTCGGAACTAATTCCGAACCTCAAGGGAAACACTAAGGCTTTCCTTGAGCCAGCGCAGCGTCGCATTCAGAAGCTTGGCACTGGTATCAACCGTCAGCTTTTCATGTATGAAGAGCTTGGCGCAGACTTGACCGAAACAACGGACGGCGTGATTGGCTCTCCTGAGTTTGTCGGTCAACTCACAACTCCCGCGCAGGTTGGCGAATGGAATAACTTCGGCAACTTCTCCGCGATGGTTGTGGCAGCCGCGATTGACGACCCGGTAGGCAACTCCGCTATCGAAGGCGCTTATCAGGCTGCGCAGACAATCTCGGAACTCTACAGCGAAACTCTTGACAATGGTTCGTCCACGGACTCCAGCGTCAACCAGTCTTCACTGCTTTCCGCAGACTACTCAACTCCGCTCTCTCTCGGAAACGTTCGCACTCTTGTCAACCAACTCATCTCCATTGATGTGTTGCCTTGCAAGGGCGACATGTTCTGCGGGCAAATCTCTCCGAACGTAAAGAACGACATTTACGCCGGGGTGAGCACGACTGAGCAGACGATCTACGACTTCTACAAGTACACGAAAGAAGGACAGGCGAAGTTTGAGGAAATCGCCACGTCGCCGCAGACGAAGGAATTCATTCTGCCGACCACGAACCTCAAGTTCTACGTCACGCCTTTCGTGAAGCAGACTTCCAACTACCAGTCAACCGGAAGCATCGCGTTCCGTACTTACGTCGAAGGAAACTACAGCCACATCGGTATCTGGCTGGAAGTCCCCGGCGACACGGACCTGCACGACGGCGACTGGCGCACGATCTCTTGCGGTGTCGTGAACGACGCGCCTTCCAGCGTTGTTGACCCTACCGCGACAATCGGCGCGTGGTGGTGGTACCGCTTCCACCAGACCGTGGTTCTGCCTCCGGGCAGCGGTGTGGGAACTCAGCGCTACAGGTACATGGATAGCATCCCCGCCATCCAGTAACCGACCAAACAGACTCAAAACTAAGAAGCCGTCCGACCACAAATCGGACGGCTTTTTCTTTTTCCGGTATTAGATGAAATGGGAGCCGCTCTCGATCTGACTGGAAAGGTTTTCGGACGCCTTACCGTTATCCGACGCGCCGCTCACAGGGGTAAGAACCGCAGTAGACATTGGCGCTGCCTTTGCGAGTGCAAGAACGTAAAGGTCATCCGTGGTTCTCATCTCACGGGTGGACAGGTTCAAAGCTGTGGATGCCTTAGATGGGAGAGCATCGCAGAACGACTCCCCTCAATGACCGCGAACGCATCCGTCATCAACACGATTCACGGCTATAGCCCCAAGAAACGCGGCACACCTACCTACCATTCTTGGGAAAACATGATTCAGCGTTGTACCAATCCTAGCAACACAAACTACCCCCGCTATGGTGCCAAAGGCGTCACACCCTGTAACCGCTGGCTCAATTCCTTTGCAGATTTTCTCGCCGATGTAGGCGAGCGTCCACCGGGCACAACTCTCGGCAGATTCATGGACATAGGCAACTACGAGCCGGGAAATTGTAGGTGGATGACGCGCGCCGAACAGAGCGCGGAACGCCGCAAGAAAAATGAATTCCTTCGAGGCAGAGCCGCCTAATTTCTAGCTTTCCAACCCTATTTAGACCCATGAAGAAACCCAAAGAACAGTCAAATCTCGTCTCTGTAGACGATCCAATTCGCAGTATGGGGATGGCGAACAAGCTCACCGACGCCACCATCAAGGAAATGCTCAAAGGAGGCACCCCGGATTGGTTCAAGCGCCCCGAAGAATACAAAAATTTCGCGCGTGAAGAGTACCTAGCTCAGAAGGAAATCTCTTGCAACCTTTCGTCCGAGTACCACATGGAAGACCAAGAACTCCTCAGCGATGAAGGTCCACGCCGCGTCAACGTCCTGCCTACCTACAAATTTCTCAGGATGCTCAAAGACAACGGCATCCATGTCGGCGCAACCGAGATTCAAGGCGAGCCTCAGCTTGCCGGGTTGTGGGCGATCTGCAAGACCCCCGAAGGCAAGAAGCCCGTTTGCATCGGAGCCATTCAAATCCCCGCGATGTACGAATGGTCAATCCTCCGCCTAGACGAATGGGGAGTCTCCCAAGGCGAAAAGTTTATCGGCTGGCGTACCGCGCTTTGCTCGCTCATCACCAAGGGCGCGCTCACGGAACAGAAGGCACACGAAATTTTCGGCGAGCCTCGCATGAACGAAGTCTCCCGGAGATACCGCAAGACGTTATGGCAACACCGTAACCGCAAGCAACTCAGCTAAACGGGGAACGAAACCCCAAAAGGAAAACAAAATGAGCAGGAAAGAAAAGAAGGAATCAGCAGTAGAAATTCTCGCGCGTCTGGCACTCGAAGATAAGGCAGAGAAGAGCGCGAAGACTCAGGCAGACAAAGCGAACTACGCACAGAAACTTGCGGAGCGCCAGAAAGCCGACGCGGAAAAGACCGCGAACATCAATCGCAAGTACAAGAACTGCGATCACCTCCAAGGCAATCACAAGCGCGGCGAAGCGCCGATGCGCCGGGTTAGCGCGTTGTACGAACACTTGTTCAACAACGGCGTCAACCGTCTCCGTTGCTTGAAGTGCGGCTTCCGTTGGTTCGCACAGGACACGCAGGAATATCTGATTCGCAACGGAAACAAAGAAGTGAACCCGACCAAGATGTCCTACGCGGACGCCGTGCGCCACACGATTGAAAACAGTGGCTTCGGAGCGAACAAGCCTAGCAAGGCTTGGGTGCGCGTGAACGTGACTCAGACACTCGCGAACCCTACGGAGTAACAGATGGCTAACACGCAATCAACCATCACACTTCAAAACGAAGTGGATGCAATCTCAAACATCGGCGACATCCATCCCGTCTTGGATGTCGCTCAAGGTTTGCCCGAACCAATTTGCACGATGGCAAACGATGTCATCACCGAAATGTTCGCGACGGGTGTTCCTTGGAAATTCAACGAGGCTCTGTTCCCGCCGTTCGTTCTGAATAGCTGTCAGCAAGATTACGCCAGCACGGTAACGAACCTCGCATGGATGCAGCGCAGCATTGCCGTTGACATCAACAACACCGCGATTCAAAAGCCGCAAGCCTACGTTGAAGTAGGACGCGATCAGCAACAGAACACGGGCGCGTATCAGTGGCGTCAACTCGGATTCCTTCGCAAGTTCACCATCAACTACCTGCCCAACTCGCAGCTTTACTACGGCACTTGGGGAGACGCGCAGACAGGCAATCCGTCGCTTGGAAACAATCCAGTCAGCGGCAGCGTTTACACCAGCCCGTATTCCGCTGGCGGAGCGATGCCTAACAACCCGATCACGCAGATTCAGGACGCGAACGGCAACTTGCTGCAACTCACCGGATACGGCACCGAAGGAACTACGGCTCCCGTGGCTCCCGCGAACTCCGCACCCGGCGTGGTAGCAACTCCCGGCTCCGGCGCGACGACCACATGGACAGTACTTGACCCGCAAGCCGTGGGCATTCGCATTGACTGCCCGCCCGCACCGTCTGGCGTTGTCTGGCAATTCCGTTTGGTCTACCAGATGAAGCCCATTCGCTTCACATCGCTTTCACAAACTCTGTACCCGATCACGGACGACTTTGAGCCGCACTTCCGTCGCGGACTTATCGCGCAGTGCTACCTCTACTCGCCCGAAGCAAAAATCAACGCCAAGTTCGAGAAGATGCACGGGCTTTGGATGCAAGGACTCATGGACGCGCGTACCAAGACCGAACGCGAGCGCGACGAATACCGTTTCGTTCCGCAGACTTCGATTCAACAGCGCGGACGCGGCGGACGTTTCGGATGGTTGGGACCAGCTAATCCGTTGATGTACAACTGGTGATTTTTTCCTTGAGGACACATGAGTAATACGATCACAACTTCAATCAATTTTTCGCAACCCTACGTCGGCTACTCGCCGCTCACCGCAGGTGTGTCCAACGAACCCGCGATCACCACGGCGAATATGATTATCAACACGATTTTTAGCCCGCCGAACGTTTGGGCTTTCAATCGCAACGAGAACACGTCAACGAGTACGGTTGCCGGGACGCAGGACTACGCGATCAACATTTCGGACTTGAACTTCATCGAGCGTGTCTCGCTCACGGACACAGGCGGAAAAATCTACGAAGTAGAGAACGTCTACAACTCCGCTGCGCTCTCCGTGCAAGCTACGCAGGGACGCCCCAAGAGTGTCGCCGTCAAAGCGAACAATCTTGCCGGGACGAACGCGATTCGTTTCTCACTTGTGCCGGACGCCGTGTACGTCATCAACATCACGTACCAAAAATTGCCCGTGGAAGTGACTTCGCTTTCAAATGGATGGAGCGGGATTCCCGACACGTATTCGGACATCTACAACAATCTTTTTCTCGCCGAAGCTTTCGCTCAAACACTAGACGACGTGAACGCGCAGAAGTACCGCGTGCGCGGTATGGCGGCGCTAATTGCCAAGGTTGAAGGACTCACCGAGACACAGAAGAACCTCTACATGCAAGCAGCAATGGGCGGAAACATTCAGCAGATGGCAACCCCGTTGCGCGTGCAGACAGGGACACAGGCGCGTGCCCAATAACCTATGCCACAGAATCTATTCGCACAGGCTGGCGGACAGCCGCAGAAGCAACCGAAATGGACACCGCTATTCGTTGACCGCACCTTCACAGGTTTGTTCACGCAGCGTGCGCCATACCACGACCCAAGCGATCTAGTCACGTCACGCTTTTACGGCGGACGCCCCGATGCTCTTTGGGACGGACTCAACGTTGAGCTATCGAATGAACTCACTCTGATTCGTTCCTACGGCACGTCTGAATTTTCCACGACCACCTATCCGACTTCGCCAGACCGCGCGTTCCGTTTCCAGCTTTCCAACGGCACTGTACAAATTTTGATTGACACCACAGCCGCCGTTTATTGGGACGAACAGAACGGCAGCAAGACGCTCATCTTTACGAAAGCAGCGGGCGCAGGGCAGACGTACTTCCAAGCCGTGGGCGACGTTTGCTACATGGGCGATGGCGTTGACCTATTCAAGTACACGCCGCTCAACCCGAACGGCAAGCTTTGGAATTGGGGACTCGCCGCTCCTACAGCACAGCCAACAGTAGTGCCCGTCGAATCCGCCGTGTCAGCCACTACGTGGGTTGCGAACACGATGTTCACCACGATGGGTTTGCTCAACGACGGCACCAACATTCAGTTCCTTGTCAGCACGATGCAGAACAGCAACACCACGCAGTTTGGGGCAACGGGACAGGGTACGCCGAACTTCAACACGACGCAGGGCAGCATCACAACCGACAACACTTGCAACTGGACTTCACACGGGCAGCTTCAACTCTGGCAGAGCGGACATGCGTTCGCCGCCGACTCCGTGATTTTCGATCAGGCGTCAAACGGAATTTACAACAACTTCGGCTCTCCGGGTACGAGCGGTAGCGGTCGCCCGAACTTCACCCCGACGTTCAACACACACACGGGCGACAACGGCATCAAGTGGCAGTACATCGGTCCACCGCGCTTGTGGACTCCATCCACCCTGTTCAACTCATGGTGGGAACACAACCCGGAAATGATTTGCTACCCGATCTTGCCGACCGTGGCGAACCTCACGACCGTCACGCAGCCGATCTTCATCGAGACCAATAACGACCAGACTACCGGGTCTAACAACACTCCCGGCACGACTGGCACCAACTACACGCCTCAATGGGCGACGACGGCGGGATTGGAAACGAACGACAACGAATTGCAGTGGGTATGTCTCGGCTCGAACACTTGGGCAGCCACAACTGACTACTCCGCATGGAGTGCGGGCGACCCCAACTTTTCCGCTGTGATTGATGGCAACGGAAACTTCCAAGTTTGCACCGTCACCGGAGTATCCGGCACGCACGTCCCGCTTAACGGTTGGGTTGCGTCCACAGCATTCTCTACGAGCGCGAAGATTGCCGTAACGGGTGTCGCTGGCGTAACGCAATTCACCGCGACATCTGGCGGAACTTCGGGAACGAGCGAGCCTTCTTGGAACTTCACGTCCGGCGGAACGACCACAGACAACGGAATCACATGGACGAGCAACGGCTTGTCCGCTGTTCCCGGATGGGGACAGAACTACGGCGCGTCCACTTCGGACGGTTCAGCCACTTGGACGAACGTTGGAACCGCCGCGAACTCCACTTGGGTCAAGAACACAACTTGGTTTCTACCCGCATCAGGATTCGCGCCGCCTCAGTCATCCGCGCCTTTCGGCGGAGCCGATGTCATCGGCAGCGCGTTCGTTCAATTCGTAACGCAGAGCGGCTTGAGCGGTTCAACGCAACCCGTATGGTCAACCACGATTGGCAACACGACGACAGACAACCAGATCACATGGACGAACAGTTCCGCGTACAACCCAAGCGATTTTTCTCTCGCATGGAGCAACGGTTTTTACTACGGCTTCAGCTACGCGAACCGACTCTCAAACGATTTTTGGAACACGAACATCCCACCGGGATTGTCCTCCCCGCTTGGCGTGCCGTTTGGCGCGATGACCGGAAGCATCAGCACGATGTCTCCGTTCAACTCGACGCTGGCGAACTCTTCTAACAACGGCGCGGTCAATACGATCAGTGGGCTTGGAAGCACAGACCCGCAGTGCGACACGATCATTATTTTCCGCACAGCAGACGGCGGACCTTCGTCCGAACTTTTCTGGCTCACCGAAATTCCGAACCCGAAGCCCATCGGCGGCAACGCGCAGCCTTGGAGTTTTCAAGATTATCTGCCGGACGTTGCGACGACGATTGGCAGCATCACGTATCCGGGTCTCAACAATCTTATCGAAGCACCGCAGGACGACGAGAACGACCCGCCACCCGCAGGATTTATTCCGTTCGCAAACCACTTCCAGCGCATCTGGGGCGCGGTTGGAAACACAGGCTACAACAGCGGCGGTCCCGACATTGTGGTTGGAAATCCGAACGAGTGCTTCAACCCGGCAGACGACTGGCCTTTCCTGTCAACGATCACGAACATGGTTCACACGCCATCCGGCTTGATTACGTTTTTGACTTCGGACGTGCAGATCATCGCGGGCGGACCTACAACCCTTTCGTTCTACTCAACGACGCTCGTACCGGGTGTCGGCTTGCAGAGCTACAACGCGCTTGACGTTCACGCCGGGGAAATTTCCTTCTTCTCATCGGACAGTCAATACCTAACCGTGACGCCGCAGTTGCAGATGACGCGCACAGGATTCCCTATCGGCGACAAGCTAGCCGCGTTTAACCCGGCGAACGTGTACGTCGCCGTGTTTGAGAACGGCACCGACAACATGGTTGCGGTCGGCGATGGAGCCACGGGCTTCTACCGCTTGAACCCGCACCAAGTTCCGCAGGGCGAGGCGATTTGGTCTCCGTTCCGCGCGATTGTCGGCGGCTGCAAGATGATTCAGTCCATCCAGCTTGCCAATGGCAGCAAGAACTTGCTCATCGGCGGAACAGGCACGAACCAAAACATTTTGAAGCGCGACACCACGGTCTTCACCGACAACGGCACCGCGTACTCAAGCTTCTTCGTCATGGGCGGCATTGTCACCGCACACCCCGGCGAAATCAGCGTGTACGGATTCCTTGAGTGCAACTTCGCGGGACGCGGCAGCCAGCCTACGGTATCCGCACGCATTGGCGAAGTAGACCCCGGAGCCTACACAGCATTCACGGCTTTCCAGAGTGACCCGCCGTCCGTATACGGAGCAACTGGCGCACCGACCAGCTACTACGCGAACCGCTACTACTTTGCACAGACGGGTGGACTCAATCGCGGGCGATTCATTTTCATCAAGGTGGACTACGGCAACACCGACACCGTGAAGAACGAAATCTACGACTTGACGATTTACGGCAGGACTCTGGTTGAAAAATAAAAATGCCGAATAACACAGAGAACGCGGCGGATTACGGACTAGACCCGGAACAGTGGGAAGTGAAGGAAACTTCTCCGCTTATTCCTAGCGGACCCAACGCTCCGATTCCACCGCCCACACAACTCACGGTTAACCCGAATTTGCGCGGAACTCTGCCTCTCAACTTGCAACTCGAACCGTACCTCACGAGGCAAACGCAACAAGGACAGCTAGCAACGATTCCAATCATGCCCGTCGCAGCGAGCGGTAACGCAGCGATCAATGCAACGGCTACCGCAGCGGCAAGCGCCGTTGTCGCAGCCAGCACGCCAACCTTCACCTTGCCGAACAACGTCAAGAACGTCACGGCGGGCGGGGTTTCAATCGCGAGCGGAGCGATTAGCCAAACCGTTGTAGGGATGGCACGCGCTTTTACGGTCTTGAGTGTGGCTTGTAGCGGTCCCTTGCGCTTGCGGCTTTACTCAACGGTGGCTGCGCAGACCGCCGATCTAAGCCGACCGAACAGCGTACCACCGACACCGGGAACCGATCACGGAGTCATCTGCGATCTGTACTTGCAGACCATGACTCAGTGGACGAATTGGACGCTCAGTCCCGCAGCACCCGGCTTCAACGGCAACGCGAGCATCAGCAACCAGATTTATTGCAGCATCACGAACTTGAGCGGAAGCACAGCTTCACCGACCGCGACGATCAGTTACGTCGGCGACTCGACTCCGAACTAAGGAAAACGAAATGGCTACTCAGGCAATCATCACCGATTGGAGCCAAGACCACACGACGTGCCTCGCGAAAGACGAGCTTGGGAACTACTACGTTTTCACGTCGGCTTCAGGAACAGAACTCGATTTTTCCGCATGTGCGGCTCTCGTCTTGGCGGGCACAGCTACAGCGGCAACACCAAACAGCGTTTAAGGAAACCTTAGAATATGAGCAAGATTCAGCTATCACTCGCAGGGTCACAAGCCACCGTCGCAGCGTTCGTCGGCTGGGCAGGAAACAGCGGCGCAAGCCAAGGAATCTCCTACGCGCTAGGGCAGCTTGGCTTCACTCTCATGGCGGACACGTACACCGCGCAATGGGGTAACGCAATCAGCATCGGCTCCGGCGCTTTGCCGAACGCCACGACCGTTGGTGCATTGAACGGTACGGCATTTCCAACCGTCTCAAACACCGCGCGCACGGCGCTCGCTTCCTCAAATTTCCTTGGCGCTTGGGTTTCAGGAACTTCTTACATCGCGGGCAATGTTGTCACATCCGGTAGCGGGTCTTCGGCGCTGGTGTACATGTGTATCCTCGCAGTCTCAGGCTCCACGGCTCCCGGCTCCGATGCTACGCACTGGACTCCGTATTACATGGAAGTTTGGGAATTCACTGGCGGCTCTGGTTCACTCACGCCGTTCTATTTGAAGATTGAGTATGGCAACTCAACCACCGCGACCACCGACCCTTTGATGTTCATTCAGGTGGGGACGGGATACAGCACGGGTGCGAGCGGCTTCCTCACTGGCAACGTCTCGCTCGCCGAACAGTGCTTCAACGGCTCCGGCACGATTGCAGCAACCGAATGCGACTTCGCCGGGGACGGAAGCAACTACCTCGCGATGAATTTGTTTCGCGGCGGCGCGGCCAACCCCGGTCCCGCGATCTACGCAATCGAGCGCGCAATCTCTGGCACGGTGTCAAACGCTCCGGTCTACAACTCCGCTTACGTTACCTACGTGAAGGGTTACGCAGCCGCAGGTAACTGGTGGCAGCAATCCATCTTCCTGTCCGGCACTCCGGTCACGGCAGTCCGTGTGAATTACGCGAACACGATGACACTAGGCGCTGCTACCGCGTCTCTCATCGTGAACAATACGACACCCGCACTCCCCGTGTTTCCTCTCGTCGGCTACAGCGGAAATCCGATGACAGTTTTAATCGCACAGCAAGAAGCGGACTCCACAGAAGGCACCACGCAAGCCTTGACCGTTTACGGAGCCTCGCACAATTTCATTATGACCAAGACGACGTTCGCACAGGCGTTCGGTGGTTCGGGGCAGACTACCTCTTATGCGGTCGGTACGAGGTTCGACTGATGGCGAAGCTTCAATTATTTTTGCCGTTCGACTGTTCAACCGTCACGAATTACAAAGCGTGGGCGATGGGCATTGGCAGTGCCTTGTCTACGCTCGGCTGGACGAAGACCACGGATTCCGGGCAAGTGAATTGGTCAAACGTGACGAGTGTTGTGAACGGTCTTCCGAACACAATTTCGGGCTACGTCTACAATTCGTCTTGGACAGCGGGGACGGCTTACGTCTCTGCGGCAGCAGGTGGTTCGACGGCGAGCGTGGTGACGAACTCCGGTTTGACTTACATCTGCATCTTGAACACACAGATAGCTCTCACACAGGCTTTGCAGAACTCTTCGGCGAGTCTCACGATCACGGCTGTTGGGGCGGTAGCGGGCGGCACTACTACTTACACCGTTGCGTCCGGCGTCACTTCGAGCATGGCCGGTCAGCAGTTCGTTGTTAGTGGCGGCTCCCTCACCGCAAACAACACCGGGACGTTCATTTGTGTGGCGACTTCCGGCACGACGAGCATCGCGCTCTCGAATCCCGGCGGCACCGCACAGGCATCCGTTACAGGTTCACCGACCGCTGTCTCTTCAACCAGCGTGCTCTCTTTCTTCTGGAACAATCCAAGTGGGGTGGGTAATGCGTTCGTAGGCTACCCACTTGTCGTGTCCATGTCCGGCAGCGGCAACAGCGGAACTTTCACGGTAACAAGTTCATCGAACACAGCTTTCGCAGTCACGGCGACGGGTACGAACACCGTAGCAGCAGGTACGGCGACGGTGGGCAATCAAGCCCCGGCGAGCGACACGATTCACTGGCTGCCCTACAACTACGAAGTCTGGAAGAGCGGCGACAGCCTTTCGACCACGAATCCGATTTTCATTCGTCTGCTTTATCTAAGCAACGGCGGCAACACTGAACCAGCAATTTATATTCAAATCGGCGGCGGACAGACTTCGGGTACGGGTTTTATCAACGGCGCTAACGTGATGAACGCCGGAACGGAAATTATACTCAGCACCAGCGCACTCGCGCAGGGCAACGCTCTCTTTGAGTGCGACTTCTCGCAGTACCAAGGCAGCTTCGGAATGTTCCTGTGGCGCTCGGCATACGCAGCCTCACAGCAGATACCTTGTTTTCTTGCCATCGACCGGGCGAAGGACAATTTTGGAAACGACTTAGACACCTACGAACAGGTACTCGTCGCCACCCCATCTACTTCCGACTCTCAGGTGATCTTCAAACCCTCGGCGGGGAGCACGATGCCTTTTTTGACCTTCACCGATGGAAACGCACTCAACGAATCTTGGACAGTCGTGTCTTCCTGTGGTCTGGCATCGACGCAATGGAGTAACAACGGAGCTTTCCTTCCCGTCTTTCCCATTCTCGGTTACGTTGCAAACCCCTGCCTTCAGGCGGGGGTCATGCTTCAGAAGGACGCTCCGAACGGTGTGTTCGTTAATACCGTCTTGTACGGGACGGAGCACACCTACCTTGTGGGCTGGCTACCCTTGGAAATCTCTCTCGCCGGGGCAGGTACGACCGCTATTTGTCTCCGGTGGGACTAAACCATGCCGACGAACTCAGCATGGCTTGGACAAAACGACACGGGCGGCGCGTACATCGCGCCATCGCTCCTGTACTCCGGCACGAAGAAAGCTCTCGGATGGATTGGTGCGAACGACACGGCGGGCGCATGGATTCCTAGCTCTCTGCTTTACGAAGGCACGCTGAAACAGCTTGGCTGGCTAGGACAACTAGATACGGCGGGAGCGTGGATTCCAGCGTCATTGGTCTACTGGCAGGACACAGGGCTTCCTACCAACCCTTTGTTTCCACCAGCACCCGTTCCGCCGAGTGAAAGCGGCATCGTTCCGCCGTTGTTCGGCGGCTTCTTCGGATTGACGTGGCTCAAGAACGTCGCCGTGCTCACCCGCGATTATTGGGACGAGTCACTTACAACGCCGTACAGCGGGCAACTGTTTCCAGTTCCAAACAGCGGCGGCACGACGACGGGACAGATTTATCCGTACTAATTTTCAAATCTCAAGCGAGGAAAGTTTAGCGAAAGGGACCGCACGATGGACGAGAACAACGGGAACGGCATCAACGGGCATTTTGAAATGGTGGACATAGACGTGACGAACGACGCGAGTTTTCGCACGGGTGTCGTCCAGTATCTCCAAAAGATTAGCGATCAAACGTCGGCTATCCCCGCTCTGAAAAAGAAAGTGGAACAGCACGACCGCATCGTGCAGTACGGAACATGGACAGCCGTGCCGATCATCGCGGGAATTTCAATGCTCGTGAAGGGCATTCTCAAAAAGCTAGGACTTTAATGGTCACGTTTCGCCAGATCACCGAAGACGACGTTCCGCTTATTGGTACGTGGATTCTCGCGGAGCCAGATCACGCGGGGAAGATGGACAGCCGTTTCTATACCGAGTGTGGGGAAAATTCTCACTGCTTCGCGATTGACGACGAAATGGGAACTGTAATTTTCGTGCGCGCCGACACCGAAGCCAACGATACGTTGCGGCTTCACACGGAGTTTTTGCCCGCGAACAAGGCGCGCGTAGCTATCGCTCTGGCGGAAGCGTACCCCCAAGTCGCGCGGGATGCTCTGAGCCGGGGATTCAAGCAAGTCGTTTTCGAGAGCGTATCCATGCCGCTCATCAAGTTCATGCTCCGCTTTGGGTTCCGGGCAGAGCTTAGGCACCAACTATCGGTTTCATAACTAGGAGTCAAACACAGAATGTGCGGACCATCACCCCAGCAAACAGCCGAAGCCGCGAGCCAAGAAGCTTTCGCGCAGACGCTACAGGCTAACTACAACACAAATTTCGCCAATAACGAGGCGATTCTCGGCCACTTGACGAACGTCCTTACCCCCATCGCGGAGGCAGGACCGAACCAACAGGGGTTCAGCGCGGGCGAAAAGGCGACGCTCAACACGAACGCCATTGACACCACGGGCGCGAACTACAACAACGCCGCGCGTGCTGTTCAGGGACAGCTAAGCGGACGCGGTACACCGGGCGGTCCACAGTCTGGCGTTGACCAGCAAATTAACGCGAGCATCGCATCGCAAGCGGCGGGTCAAGCAAGCACGGAAGAAAATCAGATCGAACAGGCGGACTACGCCACTGGACGCGCGAACTTTAACAACGCCGTTTCCGGTCTTGGCGGAGTCGCCGCGCAGTACAACCCGAACGGCAGCGCGAGCGTAGCGAACAGTGGTGCCTCAGCCGCGTACAGCGAGGCAGAACAGGACGCCATGCAGTCCGAGCAGCAGATCACCGGATACATCAACGCAGGTTCAAATGCTGTAAAAGCGGCAGGTAGTGCTATGGAAGGGTACGCACAGCTTTAAGAATGATTAAACGACTTGAAGCATTGGCAGATGCCATCGCGGAATTGAACGAGTATCACAACCCGGACTCCCAAGCTTACAAGCTACGGAATCCGGGATTACTCCACGCCAAGACTCTCGCGTCACTGGCGAACTCAACCGACGATTGCCTAAGAATTTTCGAGAGCCATCAATCGGGATACAAGGCGCTCTTGAATCGCATTGAGAAGCGATGCAAGTACGAGGGTGAGCGAACCGTCACGACGTTGCTTGCAACGTTTGGATTCTCGGACGAGAAAGTTAATCACGCTGTGAGTTTTATAAATCGGTCTCTCCTCGCGGAACACGAAGTCGCAATCGGCGTGAGACCCAGCACTAGAATTTCTTTTTTCATGGAGCAATAAGATATGGACAGCGCAGCAAACGGAATCACAGGACTCATGGATTCGCTTGGAACTGGCGACGGAACCGCTCCGGTAGCACCTCCAACGGTCGCTCCTCAAGTACCAGAAATCAACACGACCGGACAGCCTGTTCCCGGTATGCCGATCAGTATCCCCGGCGCACCCCCGACTCCCGTACCCGACGAACAGCCTCCGATTCACGTCCAAGCCGCGCAGGGTATGGCGGCAGCAATGGGCAGCGACCCCGCAGATTGGGCGCGTGCAGCCGTCTCTGGCGTCACCTCAGCTATCGCGAACTCGAACAAGACAACCGCTCCCGGCGACACGAGCGAAGCTACCGCATCAGCGATGGACGATGTTGACATGCTTGCGAAACTACCCGGTCGCCACAGGAAACAAGCGATGGAGCTTGAGCAGCGGAAAGCGCAAGCAGCGGAGAACGAGGGAAAACAGCGGCTCGCCTTGGAGAAAGAAAGAAACGACAACGAAAAGACGTTACAGGGCGCGCAGATTGCAGAAGCGCACGCCCACGAAGTTAACGCCATGACCATTGCCCGCGACGCAGACCGTAAGTCTCAGGCAGAAATTCAAGAGCACGCAAGCACGATGTCGCAGCCGTTCAAGGATAAAGGCGCGGCAGTGTTGGGCGAGCATCTGACTTCCGAAGAAGTACAGCAGCGAATCAAGGACGGAAGTCTTGACCCTACGCAAGCACATTCATTCGTTGACGGTTATGTGGACGTTCTTGATAAGGACGGCAAGCCGCAGGTAGACCCGGAGACTGGACTTCATGCGCAGCGTCCGACGTTTCAGCTTCTCAGTCCCGTGCCGCAAGTCACACTGAATAAAGCACAGGCTGACCTTCTGCAAAAGTACGCTCCACATTCGGGAGGAACATTCACAGAGGGGACGACGATGAAGGGCGAGACTTATTACACGCTCGCAAAACAGGCGCAGGAAGCCCAGACCGTTGACCTGAACGTAAAGGAACTGAACGCGCGCATAGACGCAAGCAAAACCGAAGCCGAAAGAAACAAAGCACAGACACAGGAAGCGAATCTCACGATTGCTGAAAAGCAACGCAACGTCCAAGCGCGGACGATCTTCGCGCCGTATCTTGCGAAGACAAACGGCGACCCATTGCTCGCCATTCAGCTAATGGGTTCTGACCCGAAGCAACAGAAGAATCTTGGCTTGGTGGAAGAACTCTACGGTCCCGGCAATTTGACGAAGGCACGCGAGGATACGGTCAAGTCGCTCGAAACCGTAATCGAAAAGAACACCAAGGAAATTGACGAACACTCTACTCCGGGTGCTACTCCGCTACCTGCCGACGAACTGAAAGATTTGCAGGACGAAATCCAGCAATCCAGAGCGATGCGGGCTAAGTATCTTGGGCTATCTGGGAACGCCGCAGTCGCGCCTCCGGTTCCGGTAGATGTCCCTGCCGTGGCTGCTTTCAAGAAAGATCAACAGACTAAGGCAGCCGCGCAGCAAAAAGCCGTTGATGACGCTGCAAGGGCAGTATCAGAGGCACCAGCAGCGCCGAGAACAATCACGCAATCTCGCGGTAGACAGGGAGTAGTGAATGTCCCGAACCCCAACTTCAATGAGGCGGAAGCGTATATCGCCGATCACCCAGAACTAAGCGGACCAGACCGCGCGGCGATTCGTCAATCCGGCGTTCCAGCACAAGCCGTCACGATGCGAAACCCTCAAGGGCAGATGGTTCAAGTTACTCCCGACAAGCTGGACTTCGCAAAAAGCCACGGCTACACAGCCGCTCAGTAAGGAGCACCACTAGATGCCCCAGCAAACAGATGCGCTTGGATTCCCCATTGTGTCTGCTACCCCGCAAGCAGCATCAGCGGTTTCCAATACGCCTCAGCCCGCTGCGACACCAACGCAAACTCAGGATGCGCTTGGATTCCCGATTGTGTCTTCGTCTGCTACGTCTGCCTCTCAGCCGACCGCTCCGCAGCCGCAGACTACGGACGCATTGGGATTCCCGGTTGTTTCGTCCGGCGCTGCTTCTCCCGCTCCATCTTCTCAGTCCGTCGCCCAGCCTACCGATGACGGGTCATTTACAAGCAAGGCTTGGAACTGGCTCAACGAGCCGATCACTCAAATGGCGGGATTGCCGACTCACCGCGAGGGTGCGGGTCCAATCGAAACGGGTGTGGAAGAATTTGCATCAGGACTAACCTCGCCTCTGTCTCTCGGACTGGCGATTGCATCGTTCGGCACGAGCGCGGTTGAAGCAGGATTAGTCAAAGCCGGAGTGGAAGCCGTGGATGCAGCGGGACTCGTTAGTAAGGCGAAGCTCGCAGCCGACGTAGGCTTCTTTTCAAAGTATGGAATTGACTTCGGTACTCGCACACTTCCTCAAGCGCAGATGTATTGGAACGATTATCAGAATGCCAAAACTGACGCGGACAAAGAGAAGGCTCTTGACCGCTTCGAGGAGTTTGGAACCGAGTCCGTTCTAGGTGCTCTCTCAGCCGCAGTTGCTTTCAAAGGCATCGTTCACGACGCCGAAGCGATTCACGCAGCGAGTCCGAAGGGACAGGCGCTCGCTCAGACAGACTACGGAGAGAAATCTGTGCTTCCGTACTCCGAGGCACTGCGAACTGGTGTGGAAGGACAAGCCACACAGATATTCAATGAAGGCATCAGAGCCGTTCCCGACGACTATCAGCAGAGTCTTATCGCTTTGAACAGAGACGTTGGCGGAGATGTGAGAGAGCTAGAAAGCGAAGCGCAACTCATGGAACAGAATCCGGCAACGAGGCACTTGGCTCAGATGTTCCGCGACGCCAAGAACCTCACCGAGAAACAGATTGCAGTCCGGGACATTGATGCAGCCAGACTGGACGCTACTTCCCGCCTTCTCGACCAGCTTCACCTTTTACCGGAAGAAGCACGCAAGCCCAACTACGTGCCACGTAGCGCGTATGAAGGAGAGGAAACCGACCCTAGCAACTTCTTGGATAAGAGAATTTTCCCGCGCATCGGTGACGCTCTGGCTGCGGGGCTAAAACCTCTCACTCTCAATTTCAGCAGACTGGTTGCCGACTACCACGAGAAAGTTCAACGTCTAGTTGCGCGCACCGAGTTAGCCGACAATCTTGCAGCGGGTAAGCTGAACGATGGCGCACCGTTGGCCGCTCCCGGAAGAATCATGCCGGGATTTACGGCTCCCCCGGAAAATACACCTGTCACTCCAACGGAACTCGCGGCGATGACTCCCGCGCAATTTTTCCGCAACCTCACGTCCGGCAGGATGCGTGAAGTCGAACCCATCCCGGCGCAGACGATCACGATGCCGCCAACGGGCGAGGCGATCATCCCGTGGCGTCCCGGTAACGAACTTCCGGGCGGAGAAGATACGCCGCAGCAAGCGCGGTTCATTAAGGGAACCATTCCCGAGCAAAAACAATACGTTTGGGTGCAGGACAATTACGTTAAGACCGGACTGAGCAAGCTCCTGCCTATTTCCGCAGAGGAGGCAGCACAGCTTGGCGCAGCAGAACGAGCGGGACAGGTTACGCCGGGGACTCTCGTCCGTGCAAACGATACCCCATTTCCGAATCAGGCGATCATAGAGCCGGGTATGCGTGGAATCCCCGGAGCCGATGCCGCACAAGGGGCGCAGCCGACTTACTACAAGCGCGTCCCTGTGTATGCAGCGCCGGAGATTGCACCTCACCTACTCGACATGCTCGACCGTACAGGTTCTCAGAACAGATTCCTTCGCGGCGCTCTAGGTGCGTCGGGGTTTGCCAAGTCCGCGCTGTTGTCGCTGTCCCCGTTTCACTTTGCTACGATCTTTAACCGCGCTCTCGAATCAGGAACGAATCCGTTCACAGGCGCGGAGCCGATTGACTATTTCAACCTCACGGACAATCAGAAAGCAGCAATCCGCGACGGTATCACTACAGGCAACGGGCGACCATCGGGCGGCTATCTCGAATCCGAGGGTGTAACCTCCGACCCGAAATCCATCGTCAATAAGATTCCCTTGCTCGGTGGATGGAACAAATTCGTCGAAGAGAAACTGTTCGGACCCCAAGGCTACATCACTCGCTTGAAGTTCAAGACTTACGACAACTTGAAGGGCGAAATTCTAAAATCCAATCCGACGTTCACCGATGAACAGGCTGGACGCCTCGCCGCCGAGCAAGTCAACAACAAATATGGCGGACTCAACTACGAACTTCTGGGACGCTCTGCGGGAACGCAGCGGGCACTTCGCCTCATGTTTCTGGCTCCCGACTTCTTGGAGTCCACCGTCCGATCAATGGGAGACATCGCGCAGTCACACGGTAGCGGTCTTGTAAAGTCATTCGTCGCTTTCAACGTAGCTCACTGGATGGCTGCTAGGGCTTTGAACTATTTGACATCGCCGACCGGAGACACACATCCCGAAACGGGATTCTCCGTACTCTCGCCGGACGGCAAGAAGCAGTACAACCTCAGAACGACTCTTGGAGACTTCCTCCACTTCGCCGAAAAGCCGTGGGACTTCGCGATGAACCGCGTCAACCCGGCGCTCGTTCGCGTTCCAACAGAATTGGCGCTCGGCGTTGACCAGCAAGGACACCGGGTTAGCAACGATCAGAAGCTCTTTGACACACTGCGCCAGACTACGCCTATCCCATTGCAGGGGTTGTATCCAAGACAGCAAATCACTCAGCCGACGCTTACAGACCAAGCCCTACAAGGTTTCGGTGTACGCGCCCAGAAAGTGTTTACGCCCGCAGAGACGTTGGCATTGCAGATTGGCTCGAAGCGTAACGACTCCGGTCCACTTGAGGGAAACGCCCTTGCGTCCGCGCAGCAGCGTTTCAAGCTGGAAGATGATCTGCGCTCCGCTATCTCGCTCTTCAATTCTACGGGCGATGCGACCGCTAAACAGGCTGCGACGAAAGCAATCACCGACGCTTCCACGGGAGCGAACGCAACCATCAGCCGTGAGCAAGCCGCGAAGATAATCAAGGACGCCAACGTCTACCCAACGCGACTGCTTGCCTCAGTGGAAAAGCTTCCGCTAGAAGATGCCTTCACCGTGTACGCCACGGCGAGCATGTCAGAGCGCCGCAAGCTTGACCCGATCATTCAGAAGAAGATTGCATCGTGGGGCAAGCAGGTTGGACGGGGAGACAAGACCCCGCGCCAGATTCAATCCGTGAACGATCAGATTGTACGGTTCAATCGAGAACGCGCGGCTTACTAA